GCAACATCAAACGTTGCTGCCTACATTCACGCTGAGGCAGCAGCCACCAGTCCTTACGCTCATCCAAGTATCCCCGGCGTGATCTGCACCGTTGTCCAAGTCGCTTCCGCCTGATCATGGCTGACACCCGCCGCGAACTGATTCTTGCTCGCATCGCAAGCAACCTGAGCAGCATCACAGGTGCAACGGTCTACAGGAGCCGTGTAGAGCCTCTGGCGCGGGGTGAGGTGCCTGCTGTCATCGTCGAGCCTGTCAACGATCAGCCGATCGACACCAACTTCTACGACAAGTTGGATTGGACAATGCGGGTCAGGATCACCACCCTTGTTCGTGCTGCCATTCCTGATGACGATTCAGACACCTACACCCAACAGGTGCATTTCAAATTGATGGCCGATCAAACGGTCAATGGTTACGCACTTGACTTGACACCTGACCGTACTGACTTCAGTCTTTATGAAGCTGATGTTCCTTTGGGTATCATTAGCCAAGACTTTCTTGTGCGGTATCGCACGAGCAGGACTTCGTTAACTAGCGCCTAACATCATGGCTAAGATTGAAAGGGAAGTTCCCAATCCCGGAGTGGGCGGCAGCTATTTGTTTGACCCTAAGTCTGGGAAGCTTACACTGATCACAGAACCCGCCGCTCCTACCACCGATGGCACTGACTCGGAAGAAGTTTCTGATCGCGAAGATTGAGGCAACCTATGGGACTGACCCTAGTCCTGTCGGCGGTTCTGACGCGGTTCAAGTTACCAACCTTGAAGTAACTCCGATTGAATCGGACAACGTTCAAGCGGCTTCTTATCAAGGCTTCCTTGGTAACAGCACCCGTGGCACTTTGGTTGCCAATAAGCGCGTCAGCGTGACCTTTGATGTTGAGCTGTCTGGTTCTGGCACTGCTGGCACCGCCCCTGCTTTCGGTCCGCTGCTGAAGTCCTGCGGCCTGAGCGAGACGATTGCTTCTTCCACCTCGGTGACCTACGCCCCGGTAAGCAGCAGCTTTAGTTCCGCCACGATCTATTGCTTCTACGACGGCACCCGCCACAAGATCACCGGCGCACGCGGCACTGTGAGCTTCAACCTGACTGCTGGTCAGTTTGCTGTTGCCAGCTTCCAGTTCATCGGCATCTACAACGCCCCTGATGGCACCGCCCTGTCTGGCTCCTTCACTGTTGCCAACCAAGCTGCTGCCATCGAGGTCAACGACACCAACGTGACCACGGCCACTTTCCACGGTGTGACCAGCTCCCGCATTGAGTCGTTCGACATGGCGCTCAACAACGAGCTGCTATACAAGGAGACCGCTAGCTCTCAGGAAGTGCTGATTACCAACCGCGCTCCTGGTGGTACGGCTGTGATCGAGGCTCCTGCTGTTGGCACCACGGACTTCTTCGCCAAGGCCGTTGCTTCTGCCACTGGTTCTACCAGCCTCGTGCTGGGCGCCACCGCTGGCAATATCGTCACGCTGAACGCAGCGCAGACAGACATCACCGGTTGCAGCTACGCTGATACTAACGGCGTAATCGCGCTGTCCATGCCGTACCTGGCTCTGCCCACCACGGCTGGCAACAACGAAGCTTCGCTGGTGTTCACCTGATCTCTGTTCATGGCTTTCGTTCTCAAAAAGACTGCTTCCTACAAATGGGAAGTCAAAGTTGAGATCCCGGTTGACGGAAATCGCTTTGAGACTCAAACGTTTGAAGCAGTTTTTAAGAAGATGAGTCGCTCGGCTTTCAACGATCTCATTGACAAGGGTGATGACGCTCTTGTTGATGGGATCCTTGAGGGCTGGGAGGGCATCAATGACGAAGCCGGTAAATCAGTTCCTTTTACTGAAAAAAACAAAAAGGAGCTGTGTGACGACCCTTATGTCATGAAGGCTTTGATTCAGGCATATGCCGATAGTGTCACTGGGGCGCCAGCAAAAAACTAAAAGTCGCCGCTGAGTACTGGGCGAAAGGCGGCGTTGTAGATGAGCGCGAAGCTGATCTGAAAGCTCTTGGTGCAAGCGAGGAGCAGATTGTTGCTGCACGTTTGCAAGCTGTACAGCAGGATTGTGAAATCTGGGAGGAGAACTGGGACATCGTGGTGATGTTTATTCGCATGTCGACGCAATGGCACACGAGCATGGCTGGATTGACGGGATTGAACTACCCGAGTCTTGAATGGCTCTGTAAGCTGTATTCAGTCAAGGATCCTGTCGCTGTCTTTGAGGGCGTGCAGGTGATGGAAATGGCTGCCCTTTCCGTTTTGAATGCGAGCCGCAAATGAGTTCAATCACCTCGGAAATCAAGCTGCGCATCAAGGCTGAGGGCGAAGCGGTCTTCCAAGGTCTCAGCGCGAAGTTAAATAATCTTGCAAATCAAACGACAATATCATCTGCAAAATTCAAAGTTCTATCAAATGAATTGCGCGATGTTCAAGAAAAAACTGGCGCCAACAGCATAAAAACGCTCAAAGATTATGCCGCTTCTTGGCGTGAGTTGGCGAATAGTGTTGATATTGCAAGCAAAGAATTTAAGCAGGCTACTGCTCAAGCCTCGAAGTTTGAAGCTCAAGCGGCAAAAGCACAAGGGCGCCGTGGCGGTGGTGGTGGAAGATTTGGAGCCATTGCAGCAGGTGCTAGTTTTCTTGGACCAGATGAACTAGTTGGTGCCGCTGGTGGCGCTGCATTAGGAAGCGTTATTCCTGGTCTTGGCACTGCTGCTGGCGCCGGTGCAGGCGCTCTTGTTGGCAGCGTAGTTATCAGACCATTACGGCAAGCGTCTGCAGCCATTGCGAATTACAACAACGATCTCAATCTTGCAAAAATAACTCTTGCTCAAGCTTCTAGCAGCCAAGAGGATTATTCACGCAATTTGCAAATTGCAAGAAAAGTTAGCGATGATTACGCGCTATCACTCAAGGAAACAATTTCTGGCTATGCACAGGTTTCAGTAGCTGCGCGTGCCAATGGATTGAGCCTGAAAGAAACAGAAACGATTTACAGGGGCGTTGTTGCCGCTGGCGTTGCATTTGGTAAATCTCAAGAAGATATCAATGCAATTGTTCGCGCCACCGTTCAGGTTTTAAGCAAGGGCAAGGTGAGCGCCGAAGAAATGGGTGGTCAGATTGGCGAACGTTTGCCTGGCGCTGTTGCCAAGTTTGCTGCAGCCACTGATCGCACACTGCCGGAATTGGCAAAAGCGTTTGAGCAAGGCGAAGTAAAGATTGCTGATTTTGTCAAATTTGCCAAGCAGCAACTAGATGATTATGACGAGATTGCCAAGATCATCGGTGATTCGCCGGCAAAGGCAGGTGCGCGACTGCAAATTGCCTTGGATACGGCAGGTGAAAACTATGGCGGATTTTTCCAGAAAATTGGAGCAGGTTTGCAGGATAATCTTGCCAAAACAATTAGCTGGGCAAATCAATCAGCAGTGCCCATCAAACGAGTTGCGACTTTCTTCTTTAATCTTGGTCGCGATATAGTCAAGATTCTGGTATCTATCAGCAAAAAATTGCTTGAATTTGGCAGTGGATTTGCAAAAATATTTTACGACCTAGCAACATTCCTTCCACGTCAAATAGCCAAAGCATTTGGCACTACTCCAGAAAAAATCTTTGGCAAAGCAATTGGAACACTCAAGGAAGGGTTCAAGCAATACACGTCAAATTTTGCAGATTATTTTCCAACCTTTGAACCAGGTGCTGGCTTGTTTGGCGGTGGTGAAGGGGCAACGCCCGGATTGGATACAGAAGGAGCGGCGGATAAAAAAGAAAAAAAAGGGAGAAAAATTATTGATCTTACAAATGAACAATTGCAGCTTGGTTTGGATACTGTAAATCTTGAACGGCAAGGTCTTGATATTCGCGCTGAATATTCAAAATTTTTGCAACGCGAACTTGATTTGCAAAAAAAACTTGAACGCGGTCAGATCGGTGTCAATCAAGCAATTCTTGAAGGCGCTCAATCTCAACAACAATTAGAGCAAGCAATTGATAATGCATTTAAAGGGTATGGCAAAGATGTAATGAAAGCCCTTGAGGAAGAGGCAGAAGCAAGGGCGCAAATTAATGTTTTAATTGCAGATGCACAATTGAAAACAAAAGTTTTGACAGAAGAAGACAAGCGGCGTGTAGACATCAATAAACAACTTGCCTCTGTAGTTGAAAAATTTGCAGAAAAATTATCTTCCGAGGAGCTTCTTGAGGCAATTCGAAGATTACGAGAAGCTCTGGAGGGAACCGCCAAGAGCGGAGAAAGCTTCAAAGATAACTTCAAAGCTTCCTTCAAATCAATTGCCGATTCCGCATTAAATCTTGGGGCAAACCTTGGCTCTTCATTGGGAAATACTTTTGTTGGGCTTGCGGATCAGTTGGCCGAATTTGTAGCAACTGGTAAAGCGAGTTTTGCAGACTTTACTCGTTCTGTTCTTTTGGATTTGAGCAAAATATTCATGAGAGCTGCAATTTTTCAAACACTAAAAGCATTTTTCCCCGGTAGCTCTGCAATAGGCAGTTTTCTTGGTTTTGCCAATGGCGGCATCATGACCGAAAATGGTCCGCTTCAACTGCGTCGTTATGCCAATGGCGGCATTGCAACGAGCCCACAAATGGCAATTTATGGCGAGGGAAGCCGTCCCGAAGCCTATGTGCCTCTGCCGGATGGCCGCACAATTCCGGTCACCATGAAGAGCGGCGGTGGGGTCGGTAATGTTGTGGTGAATGTCGATGCCAATGGCAGCAATGTTGAAGGCAATGGTCAGCAAGCCAATGCACTTGGCAAAGCAATCGGCATCGCCGTTCAGCAAGAATTGATCAAGCAGAAACGTCCTGGAGGCTTGCTTGCGTAATGGCCACTTTCAACGACGCCACTGTTGGCACCAGCACAGGCGGCACCACGCCTGATTTCGGTGCGTCACGTAAAAGCCAACCTGTTGTACGCAAGGTGCAGTTTGGTGATGGCTACGAGCAACGCCTTACCTATGGGTTGAATCAAAACCCACGCGTTTGGGATTTGACTTGGACAGCCAAGGACAGCACGGATGCCGATGCCATTGAGGCGTTCTTTGATGCACGCGCTGCTGACAACGCCAGCTTTGATTGGA